AGTCGTTGTATTGCCATCACTGTCCGTTATAGTTAAAGTTATTATTCCGTCTTCTACGTTATAAACAATTGTATTGCCTTCTAAAGTTAATGTACCACTATCAGAAGGAACCTCACCAAATAAATTTTCTACTAACTGTCTTGATAGTTGTGAGTATATACGTGATTCTAAGTTTCTTATAAATCTTGCAAGAGTTGTGTTTTCTTTGTCTCTTTCTATCTGGTCTTGAAGTGCCTTAATCTCTGCTTTTAATGCTTCCTTTCTGTTAAACTCTTGGTTCTGGATTGTAAGATAGTGTGAGCTAGTATTAATACCGTTAAAGCTAGGACTTTTAAACTTAAATACTATCTCATCTGCAAAGAGTTTAGAGTTACCCCAGAAAGCTAACAACATAAAACCAAACACGACTGCTTGTACTATAGAAGCTACAGTAATCTGTTTTATTGGATGTATATCTACAATTTTTTCTATCCAAGATTCACTTGGAGAAAGATTTACTACTTGTAATATTTTCTTGTTAATCTTTTCGTTGGTCATCTCTGTCTGCTTTTGCAATTTTATCTATGTCTACTAAGTTGGGTACGCCTAGTAAAGTTTTCAAAAGTACATCTTGTCTAATACTTTGATTATCCATAGCTCTTACTCTATCAATTAAACTTACTATAATACCATACTGACTATCAAGCTTTGTAGATACTCTTTCTTCCATAGTATCTAAAGCTGTTTGTACTTTATCATCTAAGGTATCTAATTTGTTTTCCATACCATCAATAATTCTATTGATAAGTTTCCAGACAAACATACCTAAACCTAAAGCTGCTGCAATAGGAAAACCTAGTTCAGTTATTACTGCTACTGCATCCATTAGTCTTTAGAAGTGTTAGAAGCTCCAAAGTAAAAAGATATAACAGCACTTGCTAAACCACCAAGATATCCAAGTACTAAGTTTATAAGGGCTTCAGAGTTCTGCTCTGGTGGTTGTAAAGTAACAAGGAATATATATCCCATGAATCCACCTACAACAGCTACACCCATAATACGTGCTGTCCAATCTTTACTAAATTTATTTCTAGCATCTTGACCATCAGCTACTTCTAACTTAAATACATCAACATCTAACTCTTTCATCTGTACTTCAAAAGCTTGTTCAGCTTTTTTAAGTTCTAACATTTGTTCAGGTGTTGCTTCAGCTATTCCTTTTTCTATAGCTTTAGGTGTATTAGGTACTCCCAATACATCAGCTATCATGTTTGCTGCCATTCCTCCCATCGGTCCACCCAAGGCAGTCCCTAATGTAGGTGCAACAGCTCCAACTATGTTTTTTAATAATGCTTTCATTTCAAGCTCCTAATACCATTTCTTGTAATTCTTTACTACGTCTACCAACTTGTCCATACCAACGACTGTCTTCCATTTGTACAGCCATCTCTTTCCAATCATGATTTCTACAAGCTTTTAACATGTTACGAAACTTTGAAAGCCTAGAGCCTCCTAAGTTAAAACACATATTTACTAGTACTCTTTGTATTACTTCTGGAAGTTTATCCCAATCTTCATGGCTTCCAAAGACATGTATAGCTTCCATGTAGTGTTTGTCAAAGTCATCTTCATAGTACATATCTACTACTTCTTGAGATACAGATGTACCAACTGCCCAATTATATTCAGGGTCTTCGGGTTGACAAAGATGTCCAACTCCTAAAGTTTTATATCCTAAACTATCTTCATAGATGTTTAGTACTTCGCCTTCGTGTCTTTTAATTTGTTCTTTACATAGTTCTATGTTCATTTTAATCCTAGTCCTTCCATTTGTGATTTAAGTTCTCTATCTTCAATGTCTTGTGCAGCTTCTGAGGTTGCGTTAAAAGGTTGTTTAGTTACCCTGCTTTTCATTTCATCAGGTTCATTAGTTACATTAGGTACATTATAAACTAATCCACCTTTAGCATAATAATAAACTCTTTTATCTTTTTTATCATCGTCTATCTTTTTACCTTTATCTAATTCCCTACCATACTTACGCATAGCTTTTCTAGTTTCAGAAGGTAACGCTTGATAAAACGGTACGTTTTGTACACCAACTTCAGCAAATCCTCTTCTAAATAAAATAGCATCCATAACATCTTGAGGCAACGGACCAGCAAAAGTTTTTAATAAACCAGCTACTTGACCAATATTTCTATCTTTATCTTGGTCATATTTATAAGCATAATCAAGTGGACCTAACCCACCAAATCTTCTAACAGCTTCTAATATTAATTCACTTTCATCTTTTTTTTCACCAGTTTCGTAGTCATATAAATTTTCACCTTGACTTCTTAGTGTATTTCCTAAATGAGCAATAGCACCCATAACTAAAGTTGTCATTGCTACTTTAGGCATAACTTGTGCTGGATTATTTATACTTTCATTTGCATATCTTTTTAAAATTGTGTTACTAAATACTGTAGGATATCCTGCAAACTGAACTAATAATTGTGCTGAAGGATTTGAAAACCATAAAGGTCTATTAGCTTCTGCAGTACTTGGATTTAAAATAATTTCTTTAGAAAATCTATTAGCTCCTGAAGTAAGCTTGTCCATATAAAAATCTTGTGACTCTGCTAAAGTTTGACTAAAGTTTCCATTACTATCTAAAGATTTTTTATACCATTCTATTGCTTCTTTTTCATCAATACCTAAATCATTTAACTGCTCTCTATAATATTTTGTTGTAGATGTTTTACTATCACCAGTTAGTTTAATTAACTTTTTACCACTTTGATGTTGATATAAAGCTTCTGCTCTTTGTTTAATTAATCTTTTACCTGTAGTAAAAGCTGCAAGTTGAACAGATTTTGTCCATTGACTAAGGAATGTAGCTTTAAAAAATCCATTAGAAATATTTTTTATTAAACTATTATCCATAGATTCACCGACTAAACCGGCTAATCTTTCTTGTACAGCTTGTTCTAATCCTAGTCCTGTTTGATATAATTCTTTCCAATCAGCATCATCTAATTCTTTTAAACCTGTAAACGAATCAGTATTTTTAGTAGTTTTTCCTTGCATTCTTTTAATACTTCTAACTACTTTATCTACATTATTTCCTACTTCTTTACCTATTGATTTAAATATATCTATAGTTACTTGTGGAGCATCTTTAATACCAGCTCTACTATAAAGAATAAAAGGTTCTGTAATACTTGATAAAGTTACAAACGGAAGATGAGCCATTTGTTGTGTTAGTTTTAAAAAGTCATTAGCTACAGAAGCTTTTTTATTTTTAATTCTTGGAGTTTCAATACCAGTAACACGTTTATGCATGTGTCTTAGTCTGTCAGCTACAAGGTCAGCTTCTGCAATAGCTTCTTCTTTACCCATTCCTCGTTTAGTACTAGCAGCAATTAACTCTGTACGTATAGGTTCTATAAAGTTTTTATCAAAGTCAGCTAAAGATTTTCCAAACTTTTCAGTTCTAGCAATTCCCTGTGATAAATTTGTAAAGTAATCTTCTAAAATTAATTCAACATCATTTTCTAAAAAGTCTGCAATTTCATTATCGTCTAAATTTTGAAAACGTCTAGACTGGATAAATCCTGTACTACTACCTGTTTGATTTGCAGATTTTAATTCAAAAGGAGTAGATTTATATTCTAACATATCATCTACAATTTGTTTAGCTTTCATTTGTTGTGCTAATTCAATAACTTCAAAGTCTGACATAGTACCATCATTTAAAGCATTAGCTTCAGCTTCAAAATCTCTACCAAATGTATTTCTATCTACACCTTGGTCTCCTTTAGCAAATCTTTCTACATCATCTTTTATTTCTCTACCAGCATCATCAAAAGTTTTAATTGGAGTTTTTTTATTATTAGGATTTGCGTGTCCTGCTTTAATTAATAATTGTTCAAATATAAACAATATGATTTTTCTATTATCTGGTTTAGGTTTCAATAAATTATAAAATATTGTTAGTTCTAAAATGATGTACCTATGGAGATTGTGAGTAAATTACTTGGACATATTTCAATTTTAACTACTGAAGATAGTTATGATAAAGTAGTGCAGAAAAGGATAAGTTTGGAAATAGAGAGATTAAAGGGAAGTGGATAGCTTCCCTTTTTTAACTGAGTTCTTTGTAGCCAACTGGTTTTTATTTTGAATAAGCACCTGAAGAATAGGTCAATTCATAACTATGCGTGTATATTTCAAAAACAATTCCGAATGGGTCTTCTACATATACCATTTTATATGGTTTTTCATTTGGATAATATTCTCTTATCGGCATTCTCTGTTTACCACCAGCCTCAACTATTTTTTTAGTAAGATTTTCGATATCTGGGTCTTGAACACAAAAGTGAAAAAGCCCTGTGTTAAAAGGGTTAAACTCAGAAGCTTCTTTCTTTCCGTGTGGGAACGAAAAAAGCTCAATTCCTATTCCGTCAGAAGTTGACATATGAGCGATTTCAAACTCTTCCCAATTATCCCCAAAGACATCAATGCACATTTGTCCAATTGCTGTATTACTTTCTTTTTTTACTGAAGATGGTTCCATAATTACGTACCATCCCATAACTTCTTGATAGAATTTTACAGCTTTGTGAATATTGGGTACAGTAATTCCAATATGTGAAAATGATTTCGGATATTTTATTTCTTTCATATAATTGTTTTTTTAAAATTTTATACATTGTTAGCTACTGTTTTTTATAATAACTATTCAATAATATTGTCTATTTTTTTAATAATAATTCTGCTACCAATTCTGATGAAGCTGGGTTTTGACCAGTAATTAAATTCCCATCTTGAATAGCATAAGATGCCCAATCTTCTTTTTTAGAGAAGATTCCTCCGTTTTTTATCAACATATCTTCTACTA